ATGACCGCCTTTATGTCAGAACGCGTGTCCTTTTCTGACACACCTGCGCCACTGATGACGCTTGATCAGGCGAAGGCAATCATCCTCGGATCACACGTCGACACCAATCCGGAAGCATTTGAGCCAAGCGCTCTTCAACGCCGTGCGGTGCATACGATCCTGAATGCAGGGGCGGAATACGGCCCCGGTGTGTTTGGTTTCGGTCCTGATGCTGTCGTTCCAAGTTTCGATATTGAGGAAAGTTTCGCGAAGTTGAATGCCGATCAGGCCGTCATTGTAGCGCTTATCAATCAGTTTGAATTTGAACTGATGCGCTCCATCGCTTTGCGTTTTCGCAGCGTGAGGGCGGCAGCATGAGCGAATGCGCTGTAACCATCGGCGACCTTGCACGTGAGCTGCTCGCTTTTGTCGCCATCACCGCTTTTGTCATTGCAGTTTGCAAGTGGGCAAGCGCTGCATCCACGATCATCGAGTTTTGGAGGTCAGTATCATGACCAAGACGTCCCTCGCTTATTTCGAGAAACTGCCAAAATGGTGCATTCCGGGCCTGCAATCGGCTTATGATAATATCGCCGGTGGTCATTTCTCTGACGCTGCCGTCTTCCGCAGCCTTTCCAAAGAATTTGAAGGCATTGGCGAAAAGCCGCCAACGCGTGAAGTGTTTTACGCGTGGGTGAAGGCTATTGCAGCCGGTGACGTTAAACGACCAGGTGGTGCAGATGAAGCCGCCGCAGCCGTCAGGTCCGGAAAGAACAATAAGCCCCGGCAGGCCGAGAAAGAACGGGGCGAAGCTCCGCCTCCTATTCCCACACCATCAGCCGACCCGTTTGTCACTGAAGAAGGACGCCTGCCTCCGCTGACGCCTTTGTATTCCAGTGTCGAAACCGATGTGGCTGCCTCTCTCAAAAATGTGCGTGAACAGCTGATCCGGGATACCGCAAACGCGCTTAGCCGGGATATCCAGAAAACCGCGGAGCAGATTGTCGACACGCAATTGCGGGCGCTTATGGCTCCGGAAGGCGGTGCAGCATGACATGCAATTGCCTGGAAGACATCGAAGCCAAGCTTGCAGAGCGCAATACCGAAATTCAGACAGACATCATCTTCCATTATGTCGATGGCGTCCGCCCACATATTCAAACCCGTCAGATTGAGACCGGGCGTGGCAAGGCCAAGGCAGTTTCCATGCTTGCGAGCTACTGTCCATTTTGCGGCACCAAATACATCGACAAAAAACCTGAGAGTTGAAAGTGATCAGATCGTTGCTTTCCGCCCTTTCTGCACCCGTCGCACCAGGTATCGCTTTTTGGATGATCCTGACAGCTCTCCTGCTGATCTGGTGGGTGACGACTGCAATCTGGCGGAAAGCCCATGCGGAACAGAAACGTCGCATTTCCAAAAATGAAGAAGATAACCCTTACTACCGCTCCGCCGGAGAAGACGTATGACAATGCAAATCGGTGAATTTGAACTTCCAATCGATCAGATTGAAATCCCTGATGACCGCGCTCGCAATCTTGATAAAGACTGGTCCAGAGCACTCGGTCAGTTGATCGCCACCTCCGGCCTGACCAATGCTATCACAGTGCGCAAAACGGATGACGGCTACCGTCTTGTCACCGGCCTGCACCGCGTTGACGCGCACAGGCTGATCGGACTTGCCAATATCCGGGCGCGCCTTTCTGACGCTGCCAACGATGATGAGGCCAGACTTGAAGAAGTCATGGAGAACCTCGGCCGCAACGAGCTGAACGCGCTCGACCGCTGCCATCATCTTTACGAACTGAAACAGGCCTATGAGAGACTGTATCCGGAAACCAAAGCCGGAACGGCTGGTGCGCTCGCCCGCCACGGATCAGCAAACGAAATCTTTTCGTTTGCTACCGATGTTGCAGAAAAAATAGGCCTATCGACCCGTGCCATCCAGATCGCTGTAAAAATCTGGAAGGATCTGACACAGGCCAGCCGCATCCGCCTGGCCGGAACGGCAATCGCCGAAAAGCAGTCAGAACTGAAGCTTTTGTCGGCGCAGGCAGGACCGCTGCAGAAGAAGATTCTCGACCTTATTCTCTCGGAAGATAATGGAGCGAAGAGCGTCCAGGAGGCTCTCGACTATCTCAATAACGGTGTGGCCGTCGCGCCGATCGAGAAGAAGTTCCTCACCATATCCAGGACGATCTCTGCGTTGCCAGACGAGACGTTCGACCGGCTGGTGCTGGCGAATGAGGACCGCGTACTGGCCTCACTGAAGCGCCGGGGGCGCATCTGATCATGGCCCGCCGCCGCGACCCGCTCACCAAAGATCTGTTTTCGTGGGAGCCACCGAAGATCTCGGTTGGCTACAGCGAAGACGTGATCGGTCGCGGACGGCTGGACGGCAAGATCGCCCGGCTTGTCGGGCAGGCTCTGCGCGATGCGCGCGAGGACGGCATGGGGCGTGACGAAATCGCGGCTGAGATGAGCACCTTTCTCGGACGGGATATCAGTGCAACCACGCTCTACAAATGGACATCAGAAAGTTCGGAAGGTCACCGCATTCCGCTTGATGCCTTTATCGCTCTTGTCCGCGCCACCGATGCAAAAGACCTGCTCGGATTCGTCCCCGGTGAGTTCGGGCTGACCGTGATCGAGGCGGAATACGCCGACCTGATCGAGGAGCGTCTCCTCGAAGATCACATCGAAGAAATGCAAGCGCGCCGCCAAGTGCTGGCTGCCAGAAGGAAAGGACGTCGCTAAAATGACTGTCAAACACCCCTGCTTTTCCTGCACGTTACCTGATTGCGATGAGCGCTCAGCCTATTGCAACTTAAGAAAGTCATTGAATACGTATGACCGCAATCGCCGTGCCGGAAGACCTGTCAGTGATGAGCTACGCCAGTGTGCCAATATCGCCTGGAACGAATTCTACGGGATTGCCCGCAGAGAGCGAGAGCGCTGCCGCCGTGATGCGGAGGCTCAGTCATGATCAAGGAATGGTTCACGGCCAGAGAACTGGCCGACATCGCAAAGGCGCGAGGTTTGAAGAGCTTTCCTAATTCGGAAAGAGGGGTCAGGGACAGGGCGGCCGAATACGGCTGGAACGGCCTCCCAGACAACCTTTGCCGCATGCGAAAAGGAAGCGAAGGTGGCGGCGGTCGTGAATATCACCGTTCGCTTCTGCCCGACGTTATGTCAGCGACGCTTCACGGCATCGAAACGAAAGAGACGCAGCTTGCCGTTCAGAACCAGCATAATCAACTCGCCCAGAAGCGCGCATCTCTGATCCCTGTCACCTCTCTCAGATTCCGTCAACGCAACGCGATGGAAGCGCGCGGCGAAATCCTCGTCGCGATCGACCGCTATGTCGCCATGAATGGCATGGCCGCGCGCAGAGAGGCCATCCTGATGTTTGTTCGCGCTCAGGAAGAGCATTTCGAGCGCACAGAAGCACTCGAAAAGGCCAATGCCGGAGAACCGTTAAACGATCGCGAGCGTCTGCTTATTGAGCGTCCGTCTTTGCTTTCTGACCCCAACGGATTCGGTCTTTCCGAAAACACTCTGAAGCTCGCCAATGATCGGTGTGGCGGCGATTATCGTGTCTCCACCAGAACCGTGCAGCGCTGGTTTTCCGTTAGGGACAAAGGCGGCATCACGGCCCTTGCCCCGGCCCTGACGAAGGAAGACGAACCGGTCTCTGACGAATTCAGGGCATTCTTAAGTTTTTACGCCAAGCCCACGAAACCGACGGCCACAGAAGCGCTTTCTGCTTTCAAAAAGGCCAATCCTGAAACCTCTCTGACGATCGATCAGGTTCGTTATACGCTGAAACGCAAGCTCAACGATATCGAGCGTAATGTCGGTCGCGAAGGGCTTCTGACACTGCGGTCACGTATGGCCTATATCACGCGCTCGACGGAGAATCTGCTTCCGACAACGATCTACACCGCTGACGGCAAGACTTTCGATGCGGAGATCGAACACCCCGTCAGCCGCAGGGCGATCAAGCCAGAGATCACGTCCATTCTGGATGTCGCGACACGCCGTTGTGTCGGCTATGCGGTTTCGTTCAAGGAAAACGTCATTGCTGTTACCGAAGCGCTGCGCAACTCCTGCTGCGGTCATGGCATTCCTGCAATCTTCTACGTTGACCGAGGCCCCGGTTACAAAAACAAAACCTTCGACGCCGATGTCAACGGCCTGATGGGACGGCTCTCGATCACCAAGATGCACGCATTGCCTTATAATTCCCAGGCAAAGGGCATCATCGAACGCTTCAACCGGACAGCATGGAACCGACTGGCGCGCAAGCTACCGACCTATCTCGGCAAGGAGATGGACAAGGAAGCTGCACAAATTGCCCACAAGCAGACACGATCCGACATCACGGAATTCGGCGCGTCTCGCTTGTTGCCCACATGGGATGATTTCCACGCTATGTGCGAAGAAGCGGTTGCCGAATACAACGCCACGGCCCACGACGGGCTCCCGCGTTATCGAGACGAGACAACCGGAAAATACCGGCACTATTCGCCCGACGAATTCTGGCAGTTGCATGTTCGCGACGGCTTTGAACCGGTCGCGGTCAGCGAGGACGAGGTCGACGACCTGTTCCGTCCTTATGAAATCCGCGTTGCCCGCCGGTCTCAGGTCTTCTGGAACAACAACGAGTACTTCCACCAAGCCCTTGAGGCTTACCACGACGAAGAGGTCATGGTCGGCTATGACTTCGCTGATGCGTCCAAGGTGTGGGTGCGTGAAATCGACCGTGAAGAAGGCCAGCCTGGTCGTCTGATCTGTGTTGCAGACTTCCACGGCAATCGTCGCGACTATGTGCCTTTAACGGCCCAGCGTGCGGCAGAAGAGAAACGCTTCAAGGGACGCCTCAACAGGGTCGACAAAAAGCGTCGGGAAATCGAGGAAGAATTCGTTCCGGCAGCTTTGCTCAACGAATCCAGCGTCATTCCCATGGAGCCGCTCACCGCACCGGAAGCCGCACCGCATCTTGTTGTCGACAACAAGGAAAAGACAGCGCCGGCCAAACCTAAACGCAACCTCATTCGCACGGATGAGGAACTGGCAGCCTTCGCATTGGAAAATCCGGAGAAACTTTCAGAAAACCAGCTTCGCGTACTGCGCTCGTGCCTCAACAGACCGGCAGCGCGTGAAGTTTTGAGAATGTCAGGCATCGATCTGGAGGCGCTTCGAAACCTCCTCCGTGCGACCGCTGCCTGACACCCACAACAAGAGAGAAGGAAAATAGCATGAAAAACGTGTTTGTCGAGACCGCCAACGTCAAAGACTACCTGTCCGCCCTTTCCGCGCTGGAAGAACGCGGCGCGGAAGAGGCCTGCATCGTGGTTGTCGACGGCGCGCCCGGACTTGGAAAGACAACGACCATGCAGCACCATGTTGCCCAGACCGGCTCCATCTATCTTCGGGCCAAAAAGGAGTGGCACCCGAAATGGATGCTGAACGAACTGCTCGATGCGCTTAATGTCGAGAAGCCGCGCGGGATTGAGCAGAAATACACCAAGGTCATCTCGGAGCTGGCCGACCGTCAGCAACTGGCAATCCAGAACCGAAGATCCTTCAGTCTCGTTATCGATGAGTTCGACCATTGCTCGTCACGCCCCGCCATTCTGGAAACGTGCCGTGATATTTCCGATCTGCTCGAATTGCCGACCATTTTTGTCGGCATGGGCAAGGTCAACGACAATCTGAAACGCTTCCCCCAGGTCGCATCGCGCGTCAGCCAGAAGGTTCGCTTTGACCCGATGAAGGAAGATGATGTCCGCAAACTGATCGAAAGCCGCTGCGAGATCAAAGTCGCCGATGACCTTATGAAATTCGTGGCGAAAATGTCGAAGGGCTATAACCGCGAGGTTCTGGAAGCCATCGCCAGCATCGAGCGTTTCGGCTTCCGTATTGAGATCGGCGCGGACGGCATATCAATGGCTGATATGGCTGGCGAGAAGCTGATGAACGACCGGGCAAGCGGCACCCCGATCTATGTTCCGGAGGCATATTAATGTCCGACGAACGCACCACCCACGCGCCCGGCGAGCTTCTGATCAAAGTGCTTCATCACCTTCGCGATGGCGTTTGCCTGACGATAGACACGTTAGAAAACGATCTGGGTCTGACGCGGCGTCAGATATCCAAAACCATGTCGAAACTGATCATGCGGGGATTTGTCGAGCGCGCTGAGGTCGGTTGCTATCAGCTGACGGCTGAGGGCGTAAAAGCCCGCGACGAAGGCGTTGTTCTCACCAGTGGACCGACCGGCCCCCATACGGGCAAAGCATCCAGGCCATGGCGTGACACCCTGCGCCAGCGCGCATGGGCCACTATGCGCATGTCGGCATCCTTCACCCTCGGTGATATTGTTGTCGCGGCTTCCCGCAATGATCGCGATGCCACCTCTAACGCCGGACGCTATGTCCGTGCTCTGGTTCAAGCCGGTTATGTGATCGAAATGCCGATCCGCCAGAAGGGCACGCGGATAACCTCCAACGGTTTCAAACGCTATCGCCTGGTGCGCAACACCGGACCGGTCGCCCCCGTCTACAGACCGGGAAAACACACGATCTACGACTACAATCTGCGGGAGGACGTATCGTGCGACAAGAACAACTGATGCCGCTGGCCGATCCTGAATGGATTGAGACATTGCGCGCCGAAGCAGATAAACCGGGGCGCACCAAGTCCGCCATTGCCAGGGAGCTTGGCATATCCCGCCCGGCTGTCTCACTTATCATCGCGGGAAAATATACCGCCCGACTGGAAAAGGTGGCCGTCAAGATCGCCGCTCGCGTGATGGCGCTTTATGGCAGCCGGGTCTGGTGCGCTCACCTTCATACATCGATTTCCAACGAGCAATGCCAGGACAACCGTGACGCCCCGATGACCATGTCTGATCCCGTCAGGCTGAAGCAATGGGCGGCATGCCGGGCCTGCCCGCTCAATCCGGGTAGACAGGGCGATATGCAAAACAACAGCAACAAAGGGGCTGGCCATGCTGTCGGACACGATGCGCAACCTGCGCAAGACGACCTTCCAGGAAGATCCGGAAATGACCCTTCTGCTTCATATGTTCGAGATGGAGGCGCGTGAAATGGAAAACCGTATTCTCCTGCTCTCCGGACACCCGCATGTCCCGCTCGACGGCATGTTGATCACACCGACCGAAACCAGATCGGAGGAGGTCAAACATGGCTGAGCGTGACGTTATTATCGCCAGTGCCGATCAGTTGCAGCGATCAGCGGAAGACATCAAACGGCGTGCTTGCTCCGATCTTGAATATGGTCCGGATGTAACGGCAACGCTTGCTCGTATGCTGACAACCTTGGCCTGCCTGATGCTGCACTTTCAGGATGGCCGCACACCTCAAAACATCATTCATGTCGATTTTGGAACAGACGGCGGCAGCGAGCCGCCAGATGGCAACGACGCTGCCTAAGTGAAGGAGAAAACCCTTGAAACATAATATTGAGACCGAACTGCCGATCGAGAAAATCAACGGCGTTGATTACGTGGCGCTGGCCAAGGGTGACATGAAACCCTTGTCCGCGATCAAACCGGAAGACATCGAGGAGGATGAAATGGTTCGCCGCCTGAGTGCGAAGGCGGCTCGGATGAATGAAAAGCTTGCGGCGTTTCGTGAAGAAATCTTCACCGAGGCGCTGGCCATGCGTGAACTGCTCGCTGAAAAATACGGCGTTAAAAAGGGCGGCAAGAAAGGCAACATCACCTTTTCCACCGTCGACACGTCGCTTCGTCTGTCGATCAAGGTTGGCGAAACGCTCACCTTCGGCCCGGCGCTGGAAGTTGCCAAAGAGGTTATTGATGGCTGTATTCGCCGCTGGTCCGTCGGTTCTAACGACAATATCCGCGCTTTAGTCGATCAGGCCTTTCAGGTCGACAAGGCCGGCAAGATCAATACCGATCGCATTCTCGGTTTGCGTCGGCTGAAGATCGAGGATGATACCGGCGAATGGCAAAAAGCCATGGACATCATCTCCGACAGCGTCCGGGTCATGGCCTCCAAGGAATATGCAAACTTCTATTGCACCGACAAGGAAAACGGCAGTGATCGCCGCGTTGCCCTTGATCTGGCAAATGCGTGAGGGTGGACCGATGACGCGAGATTTCGCCCGCCTTGAGACGCACGAATTCGGCCAGGTTCTGATGACACTGCGCCGCGATGAAGATGATGAAGGCCGGTCCGGTCCCGTCATTGCGTTGCAGATTTCCGAACGCCACGGCGTTGAGCCAACCATGTGTTTCGGTCCTTGGCCGGACACCGATAGCGGCTGGTCTGGTGCCACGAAAATGTTTGAGAACGCGGATCTTCGAAAAATTGGCGGCAGTTTGGCCGACCAAATTGACCAGGCATTCGGAAAGGTAGGTGCGTGATGAGAAAGTTGGCATTCTGTGACCGCCGAGGCGTTATCGAATTTGCTGACTGCCTGGATAACGTTCCTTTAGGAGTGATGGTCTTTGCAGACGGTGACGACGAACTGATGCAGAAGGTTCGTGTCCGGGCGCGTCATGCCTATGACGGCGAGACACTGTTGGTTCCCGGTATTCCTGAAGCGGACAGCGAAGAGGAAGCATTGGTTGCTTTCAGACAATGGCACAGATGGGCTTTCCCCGATCAGGGCATGTTCCTTCACGTTGATGGAAAGGCAGGCCTGTAATGAGCGAGCATTACAACAAACTATCACCTGCCGAAGCGGAACGCCTTGCTATGCTGGCTGAAGAAGCTGGCGAGATCGTCCAGATCGTCGGCAAAATTCTCCGGCATGGCTACGAGAGTTTTCATCCAGCTGATCCTGCTACGTCGAACCGCGACCTTCTTATGAAGGAATTGAGAGACTTTGTTGTCGTCTACACCCTGATGGCGCAGGGCGGAGACATTTGCCTGGCGACGATTGATGAATTTCCCAAAGCCATCTTACAGAAGCTGCGGTACGCGCACCATCAAAGTTCGGAGAATTCAGAAGCCGGAAAGGCAGGCGGCGTATGAAGTTATATGCACCTTCCTCGTCGCAGGGTTTTGCCCTGGTAACGCCTGCCGGCACGGTCCTTGGCCACAGCTACCGTGCGAGTTCGGACGCGGCCGTTGAAAGCGTCTTTGCAGGAACGCCTGGTCTCTGGGCCGAGAAACAGAAAGAGGGCTGGCAGGTTTTGCCGGTCTATGCCCGCATTGTGGTTCCCTATTTCTTTCCCGGCGATGCCCGTCAAAAAGACGTGGTGCCATCATGAACACCACAGCGATCATCAACATTGCAAAGCAACAGCTTGGCCTCGAAGAGGATGCGTATCGTGCGCTTCTTGTCCGTGTGACGGGACGGGATTCGCTTCGTGCCATGAGCGAGCGCCAGCGCATTGATGTTGTCGAAGAAATGAAGCGCCGGGGCTTTCGTGTTCGTTCCGGCGGCAAGTCCCTGCCGGTTTCAACCAGGCCCTATATCCGGATGATCCATGCGCTTTGGAAGAGCTGCCATCGCCGTGGCGTTATTTCTGACGGTTCGCGCAAGGCTTTGCGCGCTTTTGTCAGCGCCCGTTCACCAAAAGAAGACCCGGATTTGCTGACCTATGATGAAGCCAGCCCGATCATCGAAGCGCTGAAGGTCATGGAGACGCGCGGAAAATGAATTCGCTTCCCGATCATCGCGACAATCTGCCAGGCTCGATCGAAGAGATCGGCGAGGCAATCGGCATGCGCCTTGCGCTGAAGATCGTGGCGGTGTTTGGTGGCCGTGAAATCAAATTTCCAGGCAATCCGTCGGATAATCACCCGGTTATTGTGGCGCTTGGCAAAGAAGACGGGTACAAAGTCTGCAATTATATGGCAGGCGGGACGTTGTCTGTTCCTCATTGCCGGCCACGCAGAAATGCAAAAGCCGAAATCCAACGGCTTGAGGCAGAGGGACTGACACGCGGTGAAATCGCCCGCCGCCTCGGAATCACCCAAAGGTGGGTGCGCAAAATGGCGAATGACCCGCCGCCTGACCATCCAGACCTTTTTTCAGACTAGCAGCCCGGAACACTCTTCCGGGCTGATTTGTATTCGCGAATGCGCAACGTCGCTGCAGCTTCCAAATCGCCTGCGGAGAACGTTGATGCACCGGGAAATGACTGTCAAGAACCACCGTATTCCTTCAATCTGGTATAAGCAGACAAGCAATCTGTCGGCAGGCCGCACGCTTAACCCGTCGATGATCGTCATGCACTATACGACCGGCTGGAACGGTGAAGGCAGTCGCGACTGGCTGATGGGCGCGGCCGGTGGAACCTCCAATAAAGGCTCCAGCGCCCATGTTGTTATTGACCGGGATGGAACGGCCTGGCAGATCGCGCCGTTTGATCGCGTTGCCTGGCATGCCGGACCTTCGCGCTATGGTGACCTGCAAAGCCTGAACGATCACGCGATCGGTATCGAGTTTGTCAACTCCGGCCCGTTAAGCCCTGACGGGAATGATCAATGGATTGACCCTTACGGGCATCGCCGCAGTAAAGATGAGCTGGATGCGGCTGGCGGTTTTATCCAGGCATCGCACCCGCGTGTTGGTGGGCTGGTTTATGCCTGGCCGAACTATACGAAAGCGCAGTTGGACACCGGTCATGCCATCCTGAAGGCCTTGACCGACCAGTATCCAATCAGCGCGATTGTCAGCCATGAGGAAATCGACACGCGGGGCTGGAAAACAGACCCCGGCCCTGCGTTTCCTATGGATTCTTTTCGCACGCTTCTCGGCGACCGTAACCCGGCCCCGCGCGTGAAGTCCGTAACAGCGTCACGTCTCAATATTCGCAAAGGCCCCGGCATCGATTACGCAAGGATCGATCCGCCCGGTGCGCTCGAAAGGAACACGACTGTCAAAATTCTGTCGGCAGATGATGACTGGCGGTTGGTCGAAGTCAGCGATGGTCCGCTAAACGGTGTTCGAGGGTGGGTTCATGGTGCGTATCTCGGCTGAACAAATTCAGGATTTCTCACCACAGAAGCCACAATACCGATCTTCGAAACGGTATCTGGCTGTCTCGCACGGCTGTGCCTGGCTCGTGATTTTCGTGATCGTGGTCGCTGCCTCACTTGGTTCAAAGGGTGCACAGGCGCTGGCCCCAACGGTTATCCCGATCATGGCCGGATTGATCGCTGCCATGCTCGGCATTCACCGGGTCACCGGTTCAAGGGATCTGCGCACGTTGGCAAAAATCCCGCGTGAGCAGGCCGGAGGTGCATGATGATGGCACTTCTCTCAAGCCTGTTTTCGAAGAAGACAGCGCCGTGGTTGCTGGCTGCGCTGTTCATTGCCGTCGGTGGGGTTTCGGCACGCATGGCGATTGGCAAGGTTTCCGATCTGATCGATGACCGGGTTGTCGCTGCCCGCGATGAGCGTGATGCCCACTGGAAAGCTGAACTTGCCGCTTCGAACCTCGAAATCATCCAACTGGAAAAGGCGTTATCAGAACAGGTTCTTGAAACGGACCGGCAAATCAAAGCGGCCGAAAAGGCCGCCAGAGATCAACTTGACGAATTGGAGGAAGCCAATGCGGCACTGCCGGGCGGTGATGCTTGCGGTCTCGGCTCTGACCGTGTCCGCCTGCTCCCCCGCTGATCCTCAACCAGTCATCAGAACCGTGACAACAAAGGTCATGGTGCCTGATGCATCACGCCAGTCGTGTCTCGACCTCATGTCCAGCCTGCCTGCCGAAGGTGGTCTGAACGAGGAAGATGTCACAAATCTATGGGGCAATGACCGGTTGGCCATCAAAACCTGTGACAGACGCCGAGCTGGCGCGGTCAACAGTATCGACAATGCAAACGCGGCCGCAGAAGTCGCGAACGGGGGTAAAATTGACTGACATGGTTCATGCGATCAAGGAGCGCGTTGATATGGCGCATGATCGTATCGACACGCTGAACTTACGCCTCAGCAAGGTCGAAATGGATGCGGCCGTGCTGGATGAACGGCTGCGTGGCATTCAGGCCTCCTTGACCAAAATCGAAAATATTCTGTCGAAGATCGTCTGGCTGTTTGCCGCAGGCATCATCGGCGCGATCGTTACATTTGTTGTGAAGGGTGGTCTCAATGGCTTCTGATCCTGATCTGAAGCGGAAAGTCCGCTCTGACTACATCAACCGGCGTATGACCATCGCCACGATTTCGCAGGTTCGCGGTGTTTCCCAGGCAACGATTTCGCGCTGGAAAAAGTCCGCCAAAACCGACGGCGACAATTGGGATATGCTGCGTTCTGCATCGATTATCGCCGGCGAAGGTATCGAGACCGTCGTCTCCACAGTGGTTGAAGATTTCATGATCATGGCCGAGGCCGTGCTTGATGAAATCAAACACGGTGAATTGACCGTCGCGGACAAGGTAAAACACCTGGTCGCGCTGGCCGATGCGATGACGAAGATGACGTCTTCGGCGGGCAAGCTTGCGCCGACGATTTCCGAAATGGGTGTTGCTCAGGACGTTATGCGCCACCTTCTGGAATTTGTTCGCGAAGAATTTCCACACCACGCCGGTGTCATCCTCGAAATCATCGAGCCGTTCGGTGAACGGCTCGCAGGGCTTTATCACTCATGAGAAAACCCAGGCTTAAAGCGCCGGTCTCGGCCAAGGAACTGCGGACCTCACTGGCCGAAATGGCCAGTGATTTCTCGCGCTGGATCGAGCTGTCGATCGAGGCGTTTCCCGCCGACCCCAAAGCCAGGCAGGAACGGCTTCGCAAGATCAGAGATCCCGAAACCGGCTTCCGGTCGTTCATGGAAATCTACTTGCCGCATTATGTACGTGGTGACCACAGTCTGTTTCATGAGGCTATCTTTGCGCGTTGCCCGGAAATCCTTGGCAGTCCGAAAGGTGTGCGGGACCTGTTCATTGCCCCGCGTGGTTCCTCGAAATCCACACACCTTTCACTCGGCTTTGCGCTTTATTGCATCGTGACCGGTCGCAAGCGTTATATTCTGGAAGTCTGCGATGTTTACGCTCAGGCGGCCTTGCTGATCGAAGCGATCAAGGCTGAACTGACCACAAACCCGCGTCTGTCCTACGATTTTCCTGACGCTTGTGGTGAAGGCCGTGTCTGGCGTGAGGGCGAAATCGTTACCCGCAACAATGTTCGCATTGAAGGCCTTGGCGCGTTGCAGAAGATCCGTGGTCGCCGGCATGGGCCATTTCGTCCGGATCTGATGTTCTTTGACGATCTGGAAAACGATGAGGCTGTTCGATCTCCGGAACAACGTCAGAAGCTTGAGAACTGGATCAACCGTGCTGCGCTCAAGGTTGGACCGCCGGATGGCTCCATGGACGTGATCTGGGTTGGCACGGTGCTGCATTTTGATGCGGTCATCGTGCGCGCATCGAAATCTCATGTCTGGAGCACCACGAAGTTTCAGGCGATCGTCCAGTGGCCCGACAGGATGGACCTCTGGGAGCTTTGGGAAGAAGAACTGCGCAATGAGGGCAACGAGGCGGCTCAGCTATTTTATAACGATAACCGGGCCGACATGGACGCCGGTGCAGTCGTAAACTGGCCCTCGGTTCAGCCGCTTTACTTCCTCATGAGCGAGCGCGCCGGGTCTCACGATGGCTTTGCGTCTGAGTATCAGAACCAGCCGATTTCGGACGGGAACCCGTTTGGCGACCTGACTTTCTGGGTGCTTGAACGCCGGGACTTACTGTTTTTCGGTGCGGTTGACCCCTCGCTTGGCAAAAAGGGCAAGGGCCGCGATCCGTCGGCCATTCTCGTTGGTGGAATAGATCGTCTGACAGGCACGATGGATCTTGCCGTTGCCTCGATCCGGCGACGCTTGCCCGATGTTATCATATCGGACATCATCGCGTTTCAGCGTGAATATGGCTGTCTTTTATGGTTTGTCGAAACCATCCAGTTTCAGGAATTCCTGCGTACATCGCTGATGCAGACGGCGGCAAAACAGGGTGTCGCCCTGTCAGCGGTACCGATCACCCCGAATACCGACAAGATGTTGCGCATCGAACGCCTGCAACTGCCGATTTCTGCCGGGCTGATCCGCATCAATTCCACACAACAGACCCTGATCGACCAGTTGCAGCAATGGCCGAATGCCGACCACGATGACGGACCCGACTGCCTCGATATGCTTTGGCAGAACGCCGTGCACTATTCAGGCGGCGCATCCGCCGGACATAGCTCCGGTATCTTAACGGGCGGATCAACCGGCGGCAGCGATACGCTACAAGGATACCGCCTATGACGTCTGAAACAACGACTGAGACACGCAAGAACCTGTCGTCTGACGCGAAAGGTCTGATTGCCGACGCGCGCAATGACATCACCATTCCGTTTTTCAACGAAACCCTTCAGCCTGCCGATGACACGCTGATCGAGCGCGGTGGTGGTCTTGGGCTGAAGATCTATGACCAGATTGAGCGTGACACTCATGCCTATGCCGTTCTGCAGAAGCGAAAGCGGCTTTTACTTGCGCGTGATTGGGATGTCGATGCCGCCAGTGACAAGCCCCGCGATATCGAAGCTGCTGATTTTGTCAGACAGACGCTTCAGAAACTGCAGTTTGACGACATTTGCGAAGGCCTCCTGGACGCAACGCTGAAAGGGTTTGCCGTCAGTGAGATCGTCTGGAAGCGCGATGGAAACCGGATTATTCCCGAACGTATTGTCAGCCATGATCAGCGCCGATTCGTTTTCGGCGAGGACTGGCAGCCACGTTTGTTGACCTGGCAGAACATGTCAAAGGGCATCGAGCTGCCGCAGCGCAAGTTCATCGTTCACCGCTTTGGCGTAAAGGGCAACAATCCTTATGGCCTTGGTCTTGGCAGCCGGCTGTTCTGGGCGGTGTTGTTCAAGCGGGAGGGTGTCGCCTTCTGGCTTCATTACCTTGATAAATTTGCAGGCCCGACCATTGTCGGCAAAACCCCGCTCGGCAGCCTGCCGGCCGAACAGCGCAAACTCCTGAATACACTGACGCGAATGCGCACCAGCGCCGCCTCGGTGGTGCCCATGGATACCGATGTCAGTTTTCTCGAAGCGGCACGATCCGGTAGCGTCTCCTATGGCGAATGGCTCGCCTATTGGGACAAGCAGATCACAATTTGCATCAACGGCGAAACGCTCACAACCGATATCGGTGCAAACGGTTCCAGGGCAGCGTCAGAAACCCATGCCGATATCCTGTCCCTGCTGGTCGGCTCTGACGGCGATATGCTTTCGGGAACGCTCAAGAGCCAGTTGGCGCAATGGCTGATCGATTATAATTTCCCTGGTGCAGGCGTGCCGGATATCTGGCGCGTCAAACCGGAAGATGAAAAACAGGCCGCTGAAACGCGAAAATCCAAAGCCGATGCTGCCAGTGCTTCCGATAAGGCCCTCGTCGCGGTGCTCAGGACAGCCGGCATGATCGACGATGACGAAGCCGCACGTGAGATGATCGTGGGGTCCGGGATTGTCGATCATCTGACCGAAACTGCGATCGAGCGGCTGGTCGAGGCCCGGTTTGCGTTTATGGAAGGCGGGAAGCGCGGCCGGGATCTGCGACAGGCGGTGGAAGAAAGCCCGATGTTTGCCCAACTGTTCGGTGATCGCTCAAAAAAAAACTGAATAATCCGGCCTGTTTCGCGGCCGATGACGATCCCGTCGAGCAACTGACCAACAGCCTTGAGGATGCGGCCGAAGGGCTTGTTGCACGTCGGATCAACGCTGTTCGCCGGGCGATTGACGCGGCTTCCGATCTGGCCGATGCACAGCGCGCACTGCTGAAACTTGCCGCCAGATGGTCGCCCGCAGCCCTTGCCCGCCCGATCGGCGAGGCGCTTGAGCTGTCGGCGCTCTATGGCCGCGAAGCTGTGTTTACCGATGCGGAAGCGTCCTTTGCCGATGATGCTTTCGAGGTTATCAACCAGTCTTTTGCAGAACAGATTGAATTCTTTCGCCAGAAACGTGGCAAGCCGACCAAAGCCTGGACGGATGCCATGCGCGGTATTCATGACCGCGCTTTCGTCGTGGCCGGTGCAAACGATATGGCCATCGTCAGTGATTTTCAGACGGCCATTGGTGAAGCGATTGAGAACGGCGGTACGCTGGAGGGTTTCCGCAAGGACTTTGATCAGATCGTTGACCGTTACGGCTGGCAATACAAGGGCGAACGTGGCTGGCGCACACGTGTGATCTTCGAGACCAATATCCGCACATCCTATATGGCAGGCCGGCTGAAACAGATGCGCGACCCGGACGTGATCAAGCTGCGGCCGTTCTGGGAATATCGCCACGGCGAAACGCGTGTTCCGAAGTCGCCACGGCCGTCGCATGTTGCATGGCACGGCCTGGTCCTGCGTCATGATCATGCCTGGTGGGAAAAGCACTATCCGCCAAACGGCTGGCTTTGCTCCTGCGGCGTTCGCACACTTTCTTATGATGACCTGAAACGGCGCGGCAAGGACGGCCCAGACAAGGCCCCTGAAGATCTGATGCAGCCCTTCATCGATCCGATGACCGGTCAGCTGTCGGAAAAGCCGCAGGGCATCGGGTTTGGCTGGGATTATATGCCGGGCGATCTCTGGGAGCGCGGCCTTACGCCCCAGGCCCTGCTGGATGATGGCGACACGCAACTGACAAACCCACGCCAGGCCGTTGCGATCGACGACCCCGAACCGATTGATGAGTTGTTGAAAACTGCAAGGCCATTCAAGGCCAAACCGATGAAGGAAGGACTTGAGCCTGAGGATTATGTCCGGGCGTTTCTCAAACCGTTCGGTGCGGATATTGGAAAGGCGGTCCTGTTCGAGGACAAGGCCGGCACGAAAGTTCCCGTATCCGATCAGCTGTTCCGTGATCGCTCCGGCGCGTTCAAGGTCTTGAAGCGCGGCCGGCATCGGCTCACACCGCTTATGGCTGAAACCTTGCTCGATCCGGATGAAATCTGGATGGGCGTGGCACGAAAAGCCAGTGCCAGGGACCAGGACACAGAAGAGCTTGTTGTCGATCGCCGCTATATCCGTGTCGATCGCAAGACCGGCATCCAGATCGTTTTCGAAATCGGGGAACGTTATTGGGATGCCATTACCAGTTATAATCCAACGACGAAGAAAGGCGATCCTGACTTCAAGGCGCTTGATCGCCGGCGCGGTGGAAAGCTGGTTTACAAGCGATAAGAAAAAGGGCCGGGAGTGATCCGGCCCTGTTGTCAGGTAGCTACCTGGACCATCACCGGTCATCGCGTGCCTGACAGGTGCAATATAGTACGAACGGAGAGACAAGTCCATGAGCGGCATCAGTTACAAACTCAGCCTATCTGACGGTTCGATACGCACGCGGCTGGAACGACTGGTCGCCATGATGAATCAGCCACAGGGCTTTTACCGTGAAGTTGGCGAGCATTTAATCAATGCCACGCGGGAGAATTTTGAGAAGGAAAGCGGACCGGACGGCGAACCATGGCAACGGCTGAAGGATAAAACGATCCGCAACCGTGAAAGCAAGGGACAAACCCCAGTCCACATCCTGCGGGCAGAGGGGCGACTGGCCGGATCGATCAACCTTGTCGCGAGCAACAGTGATATCCGGATCGGTTCGCCCATGCCCTACGCAGCCATCCATCAGTTGGGCGGCGACATCACCATCCCTTCTCACACCCGCACGATCTATCAGCATTACGATGCACGGACGGAAACGCTCGACCAGCGCTTCCGGAAAAAAGCGCAGTCCAATTTCGCCAGGGACGTCACGGTCGGCTCATATACGGTTCACATTCCGGCGCGCCCCTATCTCGGCATCAATGCGGATGACCAGGTCGCGATTATCGCGATTGCGGAACGTTGGCTTGAGACAGAATAGCGAAATTTCACGAGAGGCTTCAGGAGCGCCATCGCGGTCACGATCCGCCCGGACATACCGAAAACCGGAAAGGGTCGCGTTAGACCCCCGTTAGAAATCGATTGTGAGGCTATTTGCGTGTCAGGGGCGGATGTAATCTTGCAATCGGAACCGATCAGGGCCATTGTCGCGCCAGATCGAGAAAGTGAACCGTGCGGAACTTAATTCCGGGCGGTTCTTTTTTATGACGACGTCAAAGTGGCTTCCAGATTGTCCGGAGGCACCATGACGAACGAATCCACCCAAGCCCGTATCGAGGTTTTCCGCAGCGGTACTTTCACGCCGATGAACGGCGATCCGATCACGTATTCCGCATCGGACCTGAGCGCGATCGCCGATTCTTACGATCGTGAGACGGCACCTGCACCGGTCGTTGTCGGTCACCCCACGACCGACGCGCCCGCTTATGGCTGGATCGACAGTTTTGATTACGACGCCAGCGCCGATCGGCTGTTCGCCAACCTTTCCGATATCGACCCTGATTTTTCCACTGCGGTCAAAGCCGGCCGCTACAAGAAGGTCTCGCTTTCCTTCTTTCGACCCGACAGCGAAGCCAATCCCCAAAAAGGGACATGGTACCCACGTCATGTCGGCTTTTTAGGCGGGGCAGCGCCTGCTGTTTCCGGCCTGAAGAATGTTCAGTTCGGCAACACCGGGTCAACCGTGACGTTTTCTGCCGATTTTGGCGAACGTGGCTTTGAAGAGACCGCGAATATCCTGCGCGGCCTTCGGGACTTCATCATCGAGAAATTTAGCCTGGAAGAAGCCGACAAGGCGATCCCGACGTGGCGGATTGACTGGCTCGATGAAATCGAAATCGACAAACCCGGTCGTCCGGCCTTTGCCGCACCAACCCCTGAAAGGACACCCTCCGTGACAACGAAGAACGATCCCGCATTCGCCGAACGTGAGGCCAAACTTGCGGCCCGCGAAGACGCCATCAGCAAAAGCGAACGGAAAATGGCCCATGACGGCCATGTTGCCTTTGCCGAAAAGCTGGTTGCCGACCAGAAACTGATCCCGGCGGCAAAAGACAAGCTCGTCGCCATCCTCGATGCTCTGCCCGACGAAGCATCGGTCTCCTTTGCCGAGGGCGAGGAAAAGGTCTCGCCGCGCAAGGCGCTTACCGATCTCATGGAAGCCTTGCCGAAGATCGTCGATTACGGCGCGCTTGATCTTGGTGACGGACCATCCTCCGGTGACGGCCGCGCCTCGTTCGCGTCTGACGGTAAAGCCGTCGATCCCGACCGCCTTGCCACGCACGAAAAGGCGCTGGCCTATCAGAAAAACCATCCGGGTACGGCCTATCTCGCCGCCGTGCACGCCGTATCCTGAAGGAGATTACGATGCGACAGTTTCACGCCGTCCTTTCTCTCACCATTACCGCAACCACGGCGTTGGCCGCCTCTGACCTGATCGGCTTCGATGACGGCAAGATTACGGCCGACGATGCGCCGGTCAAAGGTGTTGCCCAGGTACCGGCCACCATCGGCCTCGATGTCGCGGCCACGGCTATCGGGCTTGAGCGCGTCAAGGCGTTCGGTGCGATCGAGGCAGGCGATGGACTGGTCTCGGCTGCAGCCGGCGGCGTCCAGGCCGCCGACGAAACCAGCGTCAACGTCTTTTCCACCGCACTGACCGACGCCGCCGATGGCGAGTGGGTCGAAATCCTTATCCGCTAACAGGAGCAGTCTCACATGGCACCCATGAATCAGCGCGGCGCAGCCGTCATTGATCCGATCCTCACAACCCACGCCGTTGGCTATCGCAACGCTCTGATGATCTCATCTGTGCTGTTTCCGATCGTTACGGTCACCAACCGCTCGATGCGGGTGATCAAGTTCGGCAAGGAATCGTTCCGCCTGCTGAATACCCGCCGTGCACCCGGTGCTGCCCGCAAGCGAGTTCAGTATGGCTATGCAGACGATCCGCTTGCCCTCATCCAGGATGCGCTCGATGGCATTGTTCCGCGCGAGCACCAAGAAGAGGCTGAGACGGTTCCCGGTATCGATCTGGGTGCCGGTGCAGTCGATACGGTACTGGATATCATGGCGCTGGGCGATGAAGTAACCGCCGCCAATCTGGCACGCAATGCAGACAGCTATGATGCCAATCACAAGATCACGCTTGCCGGCACGGATCGCTGGACCGACGGTGTCAACAGTGACCCGAAGGCTGATATCGATGCCGGCAAAGAATCGGTTCGTGGGTCAACCGGGCGCTATCCGAACACGCTCGCGCTCGGCCCGACCGCCGGAAATGCTCTCAAAAACCATCCGAAAATCAAGGAGCAGTTCAAGTACACGTCGGCCGACAGCGTTACCGATGAAATGCTTGCACGCTATTTCGACATTGAGCGCGTGGTCATCGGCAAAGCCGTCTACTTGCCTGAAAATGCCGACGAGGATGATCTGGCGCTCGATGTCTGGGGCAATGATGCTGTGCTCGCCTATGTGCCGTCTGCCGGCGACACCTATCAGGTTCCCTCTTACGGCTACACATATCGGCTTCGCGGTTACCCCATGGTCGAACAACCGTGGTTCGATAAGACCATCTCGTCCTGGATTTATCCGACGACAACCGAACGTGCGCCGCTTCTGACCAGTGCCATGGCGGGCTTCTTGTTCACCAATGCGGGGGCCAGCGTCTGATGGATGACCAGGTTGTACTGATCGTTAACACGCCGGCGAAGATTGCCGGGAAACGCCGCCGCGATGGCGACACGGTCACTGTATCGCGACCGCTCGCCATTGAGCTGATCCGTGAAGGCATCGCTGCCCCGCCGCCCGAAGCCTTGTCGCGGGACGCGCTCGATGATGCGGCGCAGATCCGCGACTTGAAGAGGGAAGTCGCCGAGCTGATCGGCCTCCTCGACGACGCCAATACGCGGATCGCCGAACTGGAGGCGTCAGCAGCGGCCCTCAGTTTCGAGGGCGGCGAGAACGCCTCTGACAACGAGGACGGTGCCACCGGGTCGGATGACAAGCCCGATCCGGAGAAGCCCGAACCCGACGCGAAAAGTGATGCGTCAGGCCCGCCGTCCGATGAAACGCAGCCGGACGCAACCGATACCAGTGCGGGCGAAGCAACGTCTTCGGGTTCCGCATCCGGCGGGGACGGCGAAAAGACCGTTCCCGCCACTACGAACACCTCCCAGGGTGCGACCAGCGGAAAAAACAAGACGGCGAAGACCCGCAAACCCTCCGCCTCGAAGGACTGAACCCTTCCTGCCGGCGGCGGCTTCGGTCGCCTCCGGACTTCTCTCAAACGTTAGAGGACGCCATGCACGATCAAGTTTCTAACGGGCTGCCGGTTAAAGGCTACCGACCACAGCAGGGCGACAAGATCGCCACCGTCAATCACAACAAGGAACTGGAAGAGCGTGTTCTACGCCAGTTCGACGCCATGGCCTCCGACCAGAACATTGATAAGCGCTGGCTGGCCCTTGCCCGCACGTCGATCGAACAGGGTTTCATGGCGGCAAACCGGGCTGTGTTTCAGCCTGGTCGTGTGGCACTGCCGGAAGATGAGGCCTGACAATCATGTATGGCGCGCTTGACGATCTGATCGAACGGGCTGGCGAGGTTGAAATCCTCCAGATTGCCGACCGCGACGGAAACGGCGCGGCGGACCCGGACGTCATCGATGCAGCTTTTGCCCATGCCGGCAACATCATCGATGGCTATCTGGCCGGAAAATACAGTCTGCCGCTCGCAAGCGTCCCCGATCTCGTCAGAACCTGGGCGGTTTCGATCGCGCGTTATCGCCTGCACCATGAAGGCCCGCCAGACTATGTCGTCAATGACTACAAGGACGCCATCGCGGCGCTGAAGGATGTTGCGCGCGGCGCAATCACGCTGACGATTGCCGATGGCTCAACACCTGACGCCTCTGCCAACGGCGGCGACTATCTGAACGCCGATGCCCCGACATCGCATGCCGGCGCGATCCTGAAAGGCTGGAACAATGCTTGAGACGATTGCGGCCCAACTTCGCACCGCCGGTGATCCGATCATTGCCGTTGAGCTTGCAGAGAACCTGGACGCGGTTGCCCGTGGAACGGCGTCGAAAAGCGGCACGACTTTTCTCGTCCCGTGGTCCGAACGTGGCCGTGACAACATGCTCGCGACCGGTGGCTTTCGTCAGCTGGTCGACGCTCAGTTCCTCGTTGCCGTTGTCATCCGTCATCACACTGATGCCAGGGGCGCTGATCGCGTCGCCCATTTCGAAAGCGTCAGGTCCGCGATCGAAGGCGTTCTGGCCGGTTGGCAGCCGGACGAATACGCCGAGCCGATGGCCCTTGTCGGCGGCGAAGCCTCCCCGCTCGGCAACAACGTCACCGTCTATGTCCAGACATGGCAGACAACCCGTTATCTCGAAGGAGCTGAAACATGAAACGGCCGAACAAGGGCGGTTGCTACACCCGCGACCCCAAAACCAAGGTGCTGAAGCCTATCTCGAAGGAACCGCCGCAGCCTGCCGGCGATCCCGAACCGACGGTCAACACCACTGAGACCACCAACACCAACGCGGCGTCGAAGAGCGCCACCGGGAAAGGAAAATAACCATGCCCGCTTCCGATGTACGCCGCTGGCAGAAGAAGGCCATTCTCGTCAAGATCGAGGACACCTATGCCACTGATGCCGCGCCAACTGCCGCCGAAGGCATTCTCGCCGCAAATGTCGAAATGACGCCGATGGAAGGCCAGGAGCTTTCCCGCGATCTGATGCTGCCATACATGGGCAATCAGGGTGTGATCCTCACCGGCCTTTATGCGCGGCTTGTCTTTGACGTTGAAATAGCAGGGTCAGGGACAGCAGGAACCGCCCCGAAATATGACGCGCTGCTTCGCGCCTGCGGCTTTGCCCAGACCATTACCGCCGACACATCGGTCGAATATGACATCGTCGAAGACGGTGTTGAATCGGCATCGATCTATTTCAAGCTTGACGGTGTTCAACATGTCATGCTCGGCGTTCATGCGTCCGTCGCGTTGACGCTCGATGTGACGTCTGTCCCGCGCTATCGTTTCACATGCGTTGGCCTGCTTGGCACGATCAGCGATGACGCGGCCATGCCTGCGGTGACAAAAGCCGGTTGGATGAAGCCGGTTGCGGTCACAAAGGACAACTCAGTCATGACCCTTCATGGCTGGACAGCGACGGGTGACAGCCTGTCGATTGATCTTGGCAATGAACTGACCCCGCGTTTTCCTTTCGGCGATGAATATATCCTGATCTCGGACCGGTCTGTCAGCGGAACGGCCGTGGTTGAAGCCCGTCCGCTTTCGGTCATCAACTGGTTCGATATCGCCAAGAGCGGCGCATTGGGTCCGCTTTCCTTTGTGCATGGCACGACTGAGGGAAACATTGTCGAGGTCACGGCTCCCGCTGTCGAGATCGGTCGGCCGACCTATGGGCAGACCAGCAATGTCACGACCTATTCGCTGCCGCTGGCCTTCACCCCTGACGCCGGTCTCGACGATTTCAAGATCACTGTTCGCTGAGCCAAACCGCCATCGCGTCAGCTTTTGCTGCGCTCATAACCGTTAGAAGGAAACCCACGATGAAATTTATCCTGACCGATATCGATCGCTACTGGTGGCCTGTCGTCGTTCGCGTTCCCGACCCGGACCGGGCCGGTCGCTATCTCGAACAGGAGCTTGAAGTCTTCTTTGAACCGGAAAGCCAGGACGAGGCCATCGCGCGCCTCGAAAAGTCCGAGACACTGAAAACCGCACGTGAACAAATCGAGCATGAGCGCCAGCAGCTCACCGACGTCGTCAAGGGCTGGCGCGGTGTCGAAGACGATGACGGCAACCCGTTCACCTTCACCGCAGACAACTTCAAACGTGCCATCAACAAGAGCTGGTTCCGTCAGGCCCTTTACCGCGCCTATCGGGAATCCCTTTCCGGTGAGGAAGCCCGCCTGGGAAACTGAAGAAGGCGGCGCGCGCCTGGGCGTGCGCCCATATTGGCCGGGCTGATCCGCAACAGCCGGTCACGATGGATGGAGAAGCCGCCGCCGAGTTCGCCGAAATGGGCTTGGCGGTCAGCATCCCGACCGAAGACACCGATATCGAGGCAATGGAAATCATGGCGAGCAATCGCGACAGCATGAAGGCGTTTTTGGCAGTCGCTACGCAATGGCGTGTTGCTGCCGGTCTCGCCGGCCTGATCTGGATCGGCCTCGACTATAATGCTGTCGATGTTGTCTTGCGGCGCATGTCATTTTCTGACCCTGTGTTTTCGGATCTTCAGGTCATGGAAGCGTCCGCGCTTGCAATCCTGAACGGCGGAGGTGTCTGATGGCGCAGCCGTTCAAGTTTTCCATGGTCTTCACCGCCGATAATTCCCAGGCGAAGACGGCAACGCAGGAAGTCAATCAGGCCCTTCAGACAACCGGCCGCGCTGCCGAGGCTTTTGGCAGCGAAGCCGCTCAAGGCTTTTCTGCATTTGCCGGGGCAGCGGCGAGTGCGCAAACCGCGCTTCAGGGCGTGATCGCCACATCGACCGGGCTTGACCGGATCGGGTCTGGTGTTTCCGCTGCCAATACGACGCTGGCAGCCTTTGGTGACCGGCTCGATGAGGTCCGCGCCCGCTATAGTCCGCTTTTTGCCGCCGAACGCCAGCACAATGCAGAAATCGGCCGCATTGATGAGGCCTATCGGATCGGCGCAATCTCAATCGACCAGTGGGTTGCCGCAACCGAGCGCGAAGAGCTTGCCAACCGGAATGCCGTCAATTCCATCCGTCAGCGACAGGCCGCCTACAACAACTTCGTAGATACCAGCTTTCGTGAACAGACCGATGCCCTTCTCGGTGTCACCGGCCTGCCGGCGCGCTCCGGTGAAGATATCGCCGCCTATGGTGCCCAGCTCGACGGACTGCGCGCCAAATACAATCCACTTTATGCGGTCACCCAACGCTACAAACAGGAAGTCTCGGAGATCCGTCAGGCCCATCGCGCCGGTGCGATCTCGGCCGACGAGATGACGGCAGCGATCAGCCGCCAGCGTCAGGCCACACTTGCCACGATTGACGCCATCAAAGGCCGGAACACAGCGATGGCTGGCGCGGACATGTTCTCTGACAGAGAAGGTCGTTTCCGCCGTCAGAACCTGACCTATCAGCTTTTCGATATTGGCCAGACGGCGGCTATGGGTATGAACCCGGGGATGATCCTTGCGCAGCAGGGACCGCAGATCTTCCAGATTTACGCCGGTCAGGGCGGCGTCAATACGGCAATGCAGGATTTCGGGTCGATCCTCAGCGGTCTTGGACGTGTCATCACGCCGGTGACGGCCGGGATTGCCGGATTGACGGCCGCAACAGCGCTCGGTGCGATTGCCTATAACAACTATCTGACTTCGACCAAGGCGGTTCAGACAGCGGCGAGCGGCCTTGGTCGGGCAATCGCCGGGACAATGTCTGAAATGGAAGCCTCGGCTGAAGCCGGTGCTGCTGCGGCCGGGATCTCTGTAACCGCCGCCCGCTCGATGCAGACAGCGTTTCTTCGAACGGGCAAGATCGGCTCGGAGAATTTTGAAGCTCTGATCGGGCTATCAGACGACTTTGCCGCAACGATGGGCATTGCCGCTGCCGATACCGCATCGGCACTTGCAGATATGTTTGCCGATCCGGCAAAAGCCGCCGACACACTGTCAAAACAGTATAATCTGATTGATGCCGCGACCGCCCGGCAGGTGCGCAATCTGGCCGAACAGAACCGGCTTGTGGAAGCACAGGCGCTTTTGATTGATCAATTGCCGGAAAAACTGGCCGACGCCGGTGAGGCATCGACGCGCCTTGGCCGTGCATGGAAGTCCATGCGGGAAGACGCCAGCAATTTCTTTGGCACGATCGGCGGTGGTATCAACCGCGCCATTGACGGTCCTTCTGACGAACAAAGATTGTCGGATTTACAGGCCGAGCAGGCCGATCTTTATGCGCGTATTCGCCGTGAAGACACAGGGCCGTTTGCCGGTGCGATGCGTGGCCAGATGTATCGTGATCTGGCCGAAAACGAGCTGCAGATCGGTATTCTGACATCGCGTCTGAATGCGGCGGAAGAGAAAAGACAACAGGCCGAGGCACGTCAGAAGGTCACCGCTGCTTCAACGATCGCCGATGCATCGCCGGCGCTTTCGACAACCAACCAGATCGAGACCTACCAGAACCAGATCGCCAGAATTCAGTTGGGCATTGGCAACCTGACCCCGGAAGACATCGAAGAAGGCGAAGGTGACCGGCTTAACAAAGCGCTCGAAGCCAAGGAACATGCACTTGACGGCCTGATTGACAAGCAGGCAACCCTCAATGAGCTGGACCGCCTCGATATCCAGATTGCCAATGAGCGAAACCCGCAGCTTCGCGCTGAACTTGAGGCCCGGCGAAAACGGCTGGAATATTCCGGGAAGGAAGTCAGCCAGGCGAAGATCAACGAAGACGCCGAGCGGGCCTATAACAATGTCATTGCCAGCACGATTGCCGGTGCAAAGGCTAAGACCGACCAGATCAATATCGAGACGGAAATCCGCGCCAGGTTGAATGCGGAAGTCGCAGCCGGCCTCATTCCCGCTTCTGACGTCAATCGATTGCTGCAGGAAGAGCTGCAGCTGCGCCCGTTGATCGCGGCCGCCGACAGTGCCGGGATTGAGAACAAGAAGGCATTGACCGAGGCCGTTGAAGGCCTGCGCACGGCCTATGAGGCTGCTGCCGAAGAACAACGGCGTGCCGCCAATGAACAGGCTTTGCGCGCCGGTCAACAGGAACTCGACATTCTGCAGACGCGGATTGGCCTCGTTGGTGCCGAAACCGCCGAACGCCGCCGTGCGATCGCTGTTCTGGAAGCGCAAAAGCGTCTCAAGAAAGATGGCTACAATCCCGGTGATGCTGAGTATGCCAAAGGCATCGAACAAGCGAGAGCGCTCGCCGATGCCGAGAGCGAACTCGACCGGGCACAAAGCAATCGCGATGCAATCCGGACGCGTCAGGAAAATATCGAAAGCCTGAAAACCCAGATGGCCTTGATCGGCGCGACATCAGCCGAACAGCGCCGTGCGTTAGCCGTCCTGGAAGAAAGAAACCGCCTGACACGCGAGGGCATTGCTCTCGACAGTGAGGCCGGGCAGACGCGGCTGGCACTGGCTGCGGCCGAGGCTGAGCTGACCAGTGCGATGGACCGCCGGCAGGCACAGTATGAAGCGCTTCGAAGCCAGGGGGAAGAAGCCGAGCAGTTGCGCGCCGAAATCGCGCTTGTCGGAGCCAGCGAAAACGCACGCCGCCGGGAACTGGCTGTGCTGGAAGAAATGCAGGCAATCCGCCGCGATGGTCTGGCTCTTGGCTCTCAGGAGTCACAACAGCGCATCCAGAATGTGCGCGCCATCGCTGACCAGACAAGCGAACTTGAACGGATGCGCGATGCGTGGGGCGAGGTCAAGTCGGCCGGTGAAAGCGCCATCGATGCGATTTTCAATTTCGATGATCTCAAGAACGGTGATTTTGCATCGATCTTTGACAATCTGACATCGAGCATCGGTCAGACCCTGATGGACCTGACCATCAACAATCCGCTCAAAAACCGGTTTCTTGGCGGCAATAACGGTACGCTTGACGACATCATGAATGGTTCGACCGGTGGCGGCCTGCTGGGTGCCTTGACCGGTCAAAATGTCGGCGCGATGAACGTTTCCGCCGCCACCGTGATCGTCAATGGTGGCGTGGGCGGCGGTTTGGGGTCGATGGGCGGCCTGATGCAGGGCTTTGCCGCCAACGACAACATCGCCATGAACGGGCTTGGCGGCAATCTTGCAGCTGCGGGTGTGGATAGGGCTTTCGGCCTG